TTGTAGAGCATTATTTATTAATGTACCTTATTTCTTATTAGCCCTCAAAGACAATATAACAACTAAGAGTAGCTACATTCAACATATTAAAGAAAATATATTAAAATGTGATCTAGTAGTGTGGGATGATGTGGGCACCAAGGCAGCTACAACTTACGAGGCTGAAAATCTATTATCGATGATAGACGGTAGAATAAATGGAGGTAAATCAAGTATATTTACATCTAATTTAAATGACGAGGAATTACATTTGGCCTTGGGCGATAGATTATATAGCAGAATATGTAATTTAGATTATAACATAGAATTTGTCGGAGGCGATAAGAGATTTTTGAGTACTAGTAATAAGGAGATTAAATAATGTATTTATGTTGTATTAACCCCAAGAACGCGTGGTCTTGGATGTATAGGGGATCGGTCGTAATGCTCTTGACACACTTGGTTGAGAAGTACCCCGAATATGTGTCGTTAGCTCTTGAGCACCCCAATACGTATAAAATATTGGATAATTCTTTAATAGAATTAGGTGGAGCATTATCTATGGACAGATTAATAGCTGCCGCAGATTGTATAAAAGCAGATGAAATAATACTCCCTGATGTTTTTAAAAATGGTCCAGCAACTGCAACAGAGGCTAGAAAATCTATAGAATGGTTGAAAGATAAGGGGTTGCTTGGTAAATATAAACTGATGGCTGTATGTCATGGTAATAATTTCAATGAGTGGGAGCAGTGCTTTAATAATTTAAAAAACATGCCCGAAATAGACGTAATAGGGGTCCCCAAAGTTACCTCTACATGGCTTCCCGAGCGCAGTAGGGGGTATTTATATAACTACTTTAAAGATACGGAAAAGCAGATACACTTTTTAGGTTCTTGGTATACACTCAAAGAAATTACGAATATTGGGGAAGAGGTTTTCCATAAAGTTAGGAGTGTAGATACTTGTTTGCCTAGTTTATATGCTATACAAAATAAACATGTTTGGGAAGATAGGGATGGTACCATAGACTTAGAGAAAGCTTATGAAGAATTAACTGTTGAAAAGTATGACGCAGTATTATTAGAATATGAGAAAGAGTTAGATAAGAATATAATAAATAATTTTAAAGGGGTAGATAAACAATGATTATCAAAGCAAAAGATTTTAGAAAAATATGTGATATAGTACTCGCAGCGACAGACAGCTCAGAATTATCCACATTAACAGAAACACTAGAACTTAAAACTAGTGGTGATATTCTATATTTAAATGTTACAAACAATGAGTATTATGCGTCTGTAAAATTTAAATTAGATCATGAAGAAGTTTTCAGAGCTTCTGTCAATGCCAATCTGTTTCTAAAGCTGATAGCGGCCATTACTACAGAAGATGTGGAATTAATTATAAAAAATAATCACTTAAATATTAAGGCTAATGGAAACTATAAGATCCCACTAATTTTTGAGAATGATACATTACTAGAAGTGCCCCCTATTAACATTGAAAACAAAACACTAGAGATGACTATTCCTAGTAGTATCTTAGACAGTATTGTTACATATAATAGTAAGCAGCTAGATACAAAAACAGCGGCTCGTCCTGTACAAAGGCTCTATTACATCGACCAGGAAGGGTGCATAACATTTACCATAGGAGCCTGCGTCAATAACTTTACATTGGAAAAGCCTGTCAAGATCTTACTGAATAATAGGCTTGTCAATCTGTTTAAATTATTTAAAAATACAGACGTAGCATTTTCTCTGGGATATAACCCCATTAGTGATACTATTATCCAAACAAGAGTATCTTTTCAAACATCTGATATAAGTCTAACGGCTATTACAGGATGCGACGATACATTACTTGCACAAGTGCCGGCAAGCGCCATTAGATCAGTAGCTAATAAAAATTATATAAATTGTGTAGTATTAAACACCTCTGCGTTAGGAGAAGCCCTTAATAGACTACTACTTTTTAGTAATGGTTACGGCGGAAAAGGTGCTATCAGATCATACAGTTTATTTGAATTTAAGGCTGATCATGTGATCATTTACGATTCCAAAAAAGAAAATACGGAGGTACTAAACTATCATGAGGGTACAGTGTTAGAGGAAGAGTATTCTATGGCTTTGGAACTTACGTCATTTAAAAAAGTGTTGGATGGGTGTAATGAGCAATTCATCACATTAAACTTCGGGGACCGCAAAGCATGTGTACTGACACAGAGAAACATAAAGAATGTCGTTCCAGAAGTAGTCTACAATTACGATGTTTAATTGGGGAGGGTAGATATGAGTTTAACATATAGTTTAGTATACACCCCTTTAAAAGACCTGAGAAGGGTGGTAAATTACTTGTATGCGGATGGTAAGGTGCATTTTAGATTTAAAGATTTTGAAGGTCGCGAAAATATAGTGGGTTTTGAGAAAAAATTAAATTATTTAATGACTTACCTATTTAATTACGCCTACTCGCCTTATGAAGATATGCAACTGACAAAAAACATTGTAAAAGATTTTTTAAAATCGCCTGATGTAGTTCAAGTTTATAATGTTATGAAATTGCATATAGTAGATAAAAAATTTAAGGGATTTAAAGTTAATTTAAATTATTCATTGACAAAACAGGGGGGCGGCCTCTCCAAGGTTGTGTCGCCCTTTGGAAGTATAAATGAGAGATGTGCGCCTTTACAATTCAGGGGTAGAAATTATATAAAAGGCTCTTTACAGACTTTCTTGGAAATATTAAGAATAGATTTAGATAATTATCTTTTTAACGACGGCTACTCAATAGTAATAAGTAACAAAGGAAAGATTAAGGATAGAGATAAGTTAATTAAAAAACAAAATAAAATATATGAGGCTGCTACAGCCAATGTAATACAATTGTGGTAAAGGAGAAAAAAAATGACTAAGAAAACTATTATTAAGTGTCCAAAGTGTGGTAGGGAGTATCTACCGGGGGAAATATATCTCCCCAAGGATTTTCTAGGATGTCCCTCAGATGTAATAAAGGATGAGGATGGTAAAATATTATTTCAAGTAAATGGCGAAATGAATCTTACAGAAACGTATACTTGCGATAATTGTAATACCCCTTTTTTAGTAAATGCGTCGGTTAGTTTTAAAACAGAAACTATAGATACTATATTCAACGATGATTAATATTAGAGAAGATACTCCTAATAGAATATCTGGTATAACATCTTTATTTGTATTATTTACTTTTAAGCAAGAGATAGTAAATACAATTAAAAGAGCTTCTAAGTATGCTTATGATAAAAAAACACACACTTGGGAGTTACCTATAAACTGCCTAGCTTATTTATTAGACAATTTGACCTATCTCGATGATATAACTTTAGAGTTAAAAAAAGAAGCCGATAGTGGGCCTCGCTACATACCGAAATGTGAGTATAAATCAAAACCCTTCCAGCACCAGCTAGAAGCAGTAAGTTATGGTTTGAATAAGGATGGTGGTTGGCTTCTTTTAGATCAGCCAGGATTAGGTAAGAGCGCTAGTATGATTTATTTGGCCCAGGAACTTAAGGAACAACGTGGTTTAGAACACTGCCTTATTATATGCGGCGTAAATACTTTAAAATCAAATTGGAGAAAAGAAATTAAGATTCATTCCAATTTATCTTGTCGCATAATAGGTGAAAAAGTTACTCGGGGAGGTAAAGTGCGCTATGGCTCCATGAAAGAGAGGGCCGCTGAGTTAATGAATCCTATAGATGCTTTCTTTCTTATTATAAATATAGAATCTATAAGGAACGATGATATAGTACAAGCATTGAAAAAGACTAAAAATAAGATAGATATGATAGTTATTGATGAGATACATAGGTGCGGCTCTAGTAGTCAGCAGGGGCACAATTTATTAAAATTAGATGATTTCAAGCATAAAATAGGTTTAACAGGTACCCTTCTAGTAAATTCACCCTTAAGTGCATATTTACCCTTAAAATGGATAGGAGTAGAAAAAGCCACCTTAACTGATTTTAAGGGCCAATACTGTGAGTTTGGGGGTTTCGGAGGCCATCAAGTAGTCGGGTATAAGAATTTGGATATACTTAAAGACGTTATAGACGTATCATCTTTACGCAGAGTTAAAGATTTATTAAATATTCCTCCTAAAACCATCATTAAAGAAGTAGTAGAAATGAATGAGGGCCACCAAAAATTTTATGATAATATTTGTAACGGTATTGCGGAAGAATGTAATAAAATAGAGATAGATGTAGATAATGCATTATCTATGATAACTAGATTAAGACAAGCTACTGTTTGTCCTAGTATATTAAGTACAGAGGATATTATCTCCAGTAAAATACAGAGGGCAGTAGAATTAGTGGAAGACATTATCAGCCAAGGAGAAAAGGTAGTAATTATATCTTCCTTTAAGGAGCCCGTAAGAATACTTGCGGAACGCTTAAAGTCTCACAGGCCGCTGGTGGGTACAGGTGATTACGATGATAAAACGGTATCTGAAAATATAGATAAATTTCAAGGAGATGACGAGCACAAAGTTTTCATTTGTACTTATGCTAAAGCAGGGGTAGGTATTACTTTAAACGCCGCCACTTATATGATTTGTTTAGACCAGAGATTTACTGCTTCAGATAATGAGCAGGCACAAGATCGCATACATAGAGTTAACAACACCCGGCCCGTATTTATATATTATCTGATATGTCAAAATACTTTTGATGAAGTAGTTGACCAGATATGTCAAACGAAAGAAGATTTAAGTGATTATATTGTTGACAATAAATTAAATACCAGTTTAAGGGAGAGATTAAAAAAATATATTTCCGATATTTGATTTTATACTTCTGAATTTGAAGTTTGAACTTTTGAAAAGTTTGCGCTAAATTAGATCACACCTTCAATATTTGGCAAAAGGTTGCACTAAATTAATTAAATCATGTTTTAAATAATCGACAAAATCTTGTGCTAAATTAGGTGATAATAAAATTAAAAAAAAATTCATAACGAGGTTCAAATAATTTAAATTTGAACCTTAAATTATCTCTTACGCAAGATGTTTAATTGTATGATATTTTAATGACTATAATTTATATGGAGGAGAAGTAAATGCGAGTAATTAAAAGAGATGGTCGAAAAGTTCCTTTTGATAGTACAAAGCCTGAGAATGCAATTCTGCAGGCTTTTAATTCAGTTGATGGCGAAATAACGCCTTATGCTAAAAACACTACAGAAAGAATTATTAATACGATAAAAGAAAAATTTGCTAACGAATCAAAAGTTACGGTGGAGCAAATACAGGATGTCATTGAAGAAATTTTAATGGCAACCAAGAGGAAGGATGTAGCTAAAGCCTTTATTTTATTTAGAGATGAAAGAAATAGGGAAAGACAAAGAAATAGTGATTTAATGGTTAAAATTAAGGAGAAACTCTCTGCGGCAAATGTTCAAAATCAGAATGCTAACGTAGATGAATATTCTTTTGGTGGAAGAAAGGGTGAGGCAGACAGTGAAATCAATCGCTACCTAGCCTTAAATGAACATCTATCTAAAAAGGCTAGAGAGAACCACCTTAATAATAGAATATATACACATGACTTGGATGCATATGCTCTAGGAATGCATAACTGCCTGAGTATACCTTTTGACGAGCTATTAAGTAAGGGTTTTTACGTTAAACAAACAGACGTCAGGCCTGCAAATGGTTTAAGCACTGCGTTGCAATTGGTAGCCGTTATTTTTCAGCTACAATCCCTGCAACAGTTTGGAGGAGTTTCCGCAACACATTTAGATTGGACTATGGTGCCCTATATACGCAAAAGCTTTGCAAAGCATTATAAAGACGGACTATTATATATAAACTGCAAGGAGGATGCTGAAGGTAGGAGCCTGATAGATTATGAAATTGAAAATATGTTAAAAGATGCT